GGTTTTTCAGATATATTTAAAATATTATATCTAACATTTCCAGTACTATAAGGAATTGTTAATTCAGATAAAGATTGTAGAGTTGAGGTTTTATCAACCCCATTTTTATCTTTTTTAGAAATTTTTATAAATTTTACTGCGTCAGCCATTTTTTATATTATACTTATAAATATTTTATTTAAAAAGAATTAAAATGTTGGTGATGAAGGATCAGCAGGTAAAAAGGGGTCTGTTGATTTTTGATACCATAATGAAATATATCCAGTTGTTGGATCATTATCATTATCTATAAAACTATCAAAAGTATATTGACTTCCACTATACATTCTTACTCCATTTATTTCAAACCCTTGAGGATCCACTTTTTTAAATGGGTCACATCCCGGGTTTAAATTTTGTATTGTAACTACAATTTGTGTTCCATCAAATTCTCCATTATAAAACTCGTCTTGACTACTATGTATTATATTTAATGAACCCGAAGGTGTAACAAACGATTCACTCCAACTTTGTGTTATATTTAAATTATTTGTTAAACCATTAAATATATTAAGTGACCCACCAGCACCCCCGGAAGGATTATAAACTCTTCCATCCTCATAATTATTCCATTGTGGTTTAACAGAACCTGTATAATAGAAACTTTGGAAAGTAGTTGAAGGATGTTTATATCTATTACGTTCAAGTAAATGTTGTTTAATTACAACTCCTGTTACTAGACCTGTTCTTGCAGGAACAAAATCTTTTATCATTTTAAATAAGGAGTTGTCAAAATATTTTATTAATCTTACAAAATCATAAACATTATAATTTTTAAGATATTTTTTAAAATATTCATTTCTTAGAGTATCTAAATCAGGATAAGAAGTATCTGGGTTAGTTCTAAAATTAGGGTCTCCTATATAATCTCCTATGTTAAAATATCCTATCTGACCTATAATATCATCATTGATTTCATTTTGAGGTGAAAAGGCTACTTCAAGTAAATTAATATTTGGAGTATAACTAGCACTCGCTTCAGTTTGTTGAGTTATTCTAATAAAAGGGGATAAAGTATCTCCACTTGGGATAACATTATCTTCAACTCTAACTTTATCTGTAATTCTGTTTTTGATACCTACAGAAGGTTGATCTAAAAATATATATTCAGTATTTCCTGTATATGTTGGGGTTGAGTTAAATTTATAATTACTATTCCCAACAAATGAAGATGTTGCAATCCATGATCCTGTTACTTTAGGATGAATTGAAGATGAAAAGGTAGATAATTCACTACCTAAAGATGCTCTAAATGCAAGAGTATTGGGTGAATTATTTATAGTATTTCCTTCAAATGATAAAGGATTCATTACATAATCCTTAAATACATTTTCAGTTATTGCTTCAGTATAATATCTAATTTCTTGATAGGATCCCGAAAACTTTTGGTATATTTTTCCTCCAAGGGTTATTGGAGAAGGAGCACTAAATGAAGAGGTAATACTTCCTGTCCAATTAGAAATTGATGCACTGTGAGTGGATGATTGATAATATCCTATTTGGGTTCCATTATCACCATTATATATTTTATCCCCAGCATATAAAGTATAAGTACCTCCATTATTGGTAACCATTACTGACCACCAATTTCCATCAAAGAATGGTAAATATATGCTTGAGGAATTTATAAATCCATTTGTGGTGAATTTTAAGTGAGCGTATTTGTTGTAAGGATCAACAATAGATCCTGAATAGGATCCACTTATTAAGGCTGATCCTGTATATTCTAATACTAGAGCAACATTACTACCATTATTTAAAGACCATAAGGATTGGGATGAATTTGTAGGGGTTGGAGTTTCAGCTTTAAATCTTAATTGAACAGTGTTAGGCCTATTATTAGTAGAACCCCAAAGTGAGTTAAGAGTCCAATCAGTTGTTATAAAATTAGTCCCTAAGGTATCAAATTTTAAATTATATTTATTGTAATAATAATCCCAATCATTAATATTAACTTTATCTTTTCCTCCAAATTCATTTATTCTTAAAATAGTATCAGGTATCCCATAGGAAGTGATAAGGGCGCGCAAACCCGGTATTGTTCCTTTTGCTTTAAGCAGGTATGGGAGGTTATGATATAAGCGTTTATATAACGACTTATTTACATCATTTAACGGTATAATATCGTTAGAAGCAGAGATTAAAGTATTAATATATTCATACCCTGTAGGAGTAGGTAAAGAACTTGTTATATTAGGAAAAGGAAATAATCCTCCTTCAGGTGTTAAACCTAAAAAAGCAGTATATAAATCATCATTAGAAAAATTATTTTGATATAATTTAACTCCAAAATCTCTAATAGCATCTCCTACGATATCTTTAGATACTCCATAATTTAATCTGTTATCAGAATTAAATTTTTGTGATACGTCTTTATAATAAATCCAAATATTATCATAATGTTGAGCAACCATATTAACAAACAATTCATAAGACGCATTGATAGGATATTCTCTTAAATATTCAGGAATAGTATATATTAAATTATCTTTATTATCACCATCATATACCGAGGCAGAATATATTTGTCCTCCAAAGTATGGACTAGCTTCATTTACACTACCATACCAATTTAATACATCTATACTTCCGGTAGTAGCTAAGATATAAGGTTTAGTTGAGTTTGTTTTAGGCCAAGCAAAAGAACTGCTTTCATAATATAAATAATAATCATATCCATCAAAATTAGTTATAATATTATCTATTCTAGATTCTAATGTTGCTTTACTTTCAATAACTTCTAAAGAAGATGAAGCAGATCCTGTAATATCTGAGGTTAGAATAGCTATAGAAGATGAATATTGTTCTATAAGATTTACTTTATAATAAAAATTTTCTAATCTAGTTTTAGCAGAACTAAAATGTACAAACTCTGAATAATCTGTGTAATCAATATTAATATCAATTTCTTTTTCTTCTAAGAGACTATTGAATTGGTTTTTAGAACTTGTAAGAGTAGTATTGATTAAGTTAGTATAGGATAGTTCTAGGGTAGAATTGTTAATTTGATCTTTTAAATCTAAATTAAAATTAGGTCCTTTTAATGGGGATGAATCTTCAATAACAATAATTTCTTCCTCAAAAATAATATTATAAGCTAAAGGATTTTCAAGAATTGTTACAACCCACATTTCAGTTTTAAGACTTATTTCTGTAGGTAAAGGCTCATATAGTTTAATTAAAATTGAAGGTGAAAGAGGATCAGAATTATCTAATTGGATATTATTCGCTATAAAATGAATGTTATCCCCTAAATTAATATAAAAATCAAGAAAAAATGGGCTATTATTTCTTTCTTCTATAAATCCATTAGCTTGATTAATTAAACTTTGATCATCAATTACATTACTACTTAATCTAATTTCAGTTCTATCACTAGAAATTTCAGTTATATAAAGTCTTTCATCATTATTACCTACTTTATTAACTAAAAAACTATAATAAGTATTGTATGAACCTTGATCAAACCCTGTATTTATTAAGTCTGATTCGGGATCTATTGTAATTTGAGATATGTTTCCATCTTGAGCAGATTGACCATCTTCTAAAACTGTATATGAGTTATAATTATAATTTGTAAAAATTAAACTATTGTTTAAATCATAAACATTATACTCAATATAACTATTTTCTGATAAAACTGTATTTACTTCAAATGAAGGAACTAAGTTAATATCCTGTGGGTTATATGCCTGAGTGGATAGTTCTGATGGGTCTATTTGAGTTACTTGAGTCATTTTATAAAGCAGTTCCAGTTTGTAATTCAACTATTTGTTTTTGAGCATCTAATAGTTCTATTCTTAATTGAGCTATTTCTTGCTGTAATGCCGTTATTTCGACATTATTTTGAGTAAAGTTTATATATTCTGAACTTTGTTGGATTAAATATTCATGGGAATTATTTGATCCTCTTTCAGAAATATCATAAAAAAGACTGTTATATAGATTAAAAAATTCTTCAACTGTTGGTTGTTGATTTAGTTGTTCTTGAATTGTTTGTATACCCAACTGATTGAAACTAGTATCTATAGTTTTTTCATATTGAGATTTATTATAAACAGTTTTATTTAAACTTATATTTTCGCTCATCCATTAATTACTTTAAAATAATAATTATCATTATATATTCTAGTAGACCCATCAATTGTAGTTTTGATTAGAATTTCATAGTTTCTTTCAGGTTCTAACCCATCCATGTAAATATCAAAATAATTGCTAGTTGAATCAGCACTTATTTGAGTGAATTGAGAATCAAAATCAATTATAAATTCATTAGTATCTAAATCTTTTAAGGCATAATATGAAGAGGTAGGTAGATAATTTTTACCCACATAAAATGAACTAGTTTGGAATGTTCGAGCAGGATACATTGGACTAATATTAAGTCTAAATCTATTTATACTACCACTATAAAAAATACCAGGATTCTCAGCTAGAGACATTTTAATATTAGGGTTAGAAACAATTGTTGATTCTGATCCAGTTAATATTGAAGAATAGTCTCTCCATTTAAATTCTAATTGAGGGGGGTAAATAGTATTAGTATCAACACTATAATATTTCATTACAGGTTGAATTGATGAAGTGTTGAAAAATTCAATATCAGAAGCCCATTTTGTAATAAAACCATAATTAGGTAATGATCCACTATACCATTTAGATACTATAGTTTTAACCCTAACATTAAGGTCTTTATCACTTCTTAAATCAAAGGATTGAGTTACTTTATAAGAAGAAACCCCTGATCCAGAGTAGAACCAATTGCCACCTCCTTGGGGAGCGTACGTAGCGTTATATGAACTAGTATATAATTCAGTGCCTACAAACCCTGCTGTAGACCATGAAGTACCATCTCCATAATTTGAGAAATTCCAACTAGCACCGTTGGTTGTAATAGGACTATCAAGAAATTCTCCAGTCCCATTATTCCAATCTTGGGCTAGAGGCCATATTTCTAAAGTAGAGTTTAAAGTTATACCATAAGCATCTGCTATGAAATTTTTAAAATTAACATCCCAAATACTACTACCTATTTTATTATTTATAACATTTTGAATTTCAGCAGTATCAAATTGAGTTATAAATCGAGATACATCAGGGGTACCATCAACTCCAAGTCTATTAACTATTTCACTAATAGCATCTAATCCTGTACTCATATTAGGGTATAGGGAATATAGAGTTGTATCTTTGTAAGGGAATATTTTATATATAGCCATTAATTATGTTTTATAGTGGTACTACTTTACCTTTAATATCTGTTTGTGGGAATTTAACTTCAAATATGCTAGGATCCAAAGAAGGATATATTACTTGATTTTGAGTTGCTCCTTCTATATCATATGAATATTGTGAATATCCTATAGTAGTTCCTGCTTTGTTAGTTATTTTTACATTTTTAACAGTTTGAACTCCTCTAATTCTATCTAAATTTATATATATATCTCTTAATAATATGGGTTGATTAAGTTGCCATTTATCTCTAGAAAAGTAATCTATCAATAAATTAATACATCTTAATAATACTTCATTATTATTATATTCAGGGAGTACTATTATTTCAAAATTAACAGCTATGTTTATAATAAAAGCATCTCTAATTTCAATATTATCCCCAATAATTCTATTTTGAGAAAGATATGTTCTTAAATTTTGTTTTACAGCATTTGAAGGTTGAGAAAAATGTCCTTGTGCATTTTGAGTTAAACAATATAAATTAAGAGTTTCAATAGTTGATACTTGATTATCAGTTAATTTAGGTTGTTCAATAAATGCTTTAGATATAGCTCCATATTCTGAAGGCATACTTAAAGCTCTAACTAAATAGTCATCGGCGGTAACAGATCTTTTTTGGGATGATACTAGAGCTAAAGTATTTTGTCTAATTTCTTCAACAGTATCCCCAGCTCTACCACCTGAAGCTGCTTCTGGGTTATTTGAAGAAAGGGATCCAAATATATAATTTGCCGTAGTAGTATTAAGATTAATTTGGTTAAAATTAATATTAGTAGTATTAAGAGTTGTTAAAGTATTAGCATCAACATTTGAGGTAACCCCACCACCTGTTAAATATCTAACTGTTAAAGTTGTATTTGAAGGGGCAATACCGTAAGTATCTGTATATAAAAAATTAGTAGGTGAGTATGCTGATGTTAGTTTTGATTGTTGGGTTAATAATCCTAATCCAACGTTATTAGGGTTGGGGATTATATTTTCATCATTATCACCAGCTGTCCCTGATCCAAATTGGATTTGTAATGCTCCTGCTGAGGTAAATCTAGTGGAAAATCTTCGTTGGATTTTTTCTAAACTTAAAAGATAAGGGACCTCTCCAGAATCTAATACATTATTAGGATCATTAACATTAGTATTTTTAATCTTTTTATAAATCATTTCTTGACCTAAATGGTCTACCTCATACCATACATTACCATCAGAATCTATAATATCTAATATTTTAACTATATTTGGACTATTTATCTCAATTGTTGTAAAATTTTCGGGGGTAGTAAAAGTAAAGGTTTGGGAATTGATTTGAGAGGAAATAGTTTTTCTACTTTTTTTCAAAAGATAATATTGTGGTGAATCCCCTGAGATTTGATATATTGAGATTTCGGTTGGGTCTTGAGATGATGAAAATGAGAAATCTACTTTATCTTGGAGTAAAAATGGTGTATTCCCTCCGGCTGCTGAAGAGATTATAGTATTTTCATTTATTGTTAAAGCATAATCATAATCAGGTACTATAGTTCCCCCAACGTTTTTAGCAGGAAGTTGTTGATAAAAATCAACAGTAGCTTGAGCTACTCCTGTTGTTTTAGGTTTATATCCAAACATATATGATAACTCATAAACATTATTTGTTTGTTGAGCAAATTGGATAAAGTTTTCTTGGAATTGATTATCTAAATAAAAACTTAAAACATCTCCTACATAAGAGGATTGTTCAATAATCATCATACCTGGAGAAGCCGGGGAGAAGTCATTGTAAGTATCTGGAAAATAAGTTTTAGAAAACTCGATTAGTCTATTTCTAAAATCAGAAAAATCCCTATTTAAATATTTTATATCACGTTTGATAGTAGCCATTATGTAAATGATATGTTAATTTCGTCTTGTATGTTAGTGTTTATAACCTTATAAGTGAAATTTATTGATATTTCATTATTATTTTCATTTCTAGAGACATTTAAATCTTCTATTTGAATATTTGGGAAGTAATTTCTTACTTTAAGAGATATATCTTCTAATAAAAACTCAATATTATCATTATATATTTGTTCAAAAATAAAATTTCTTATACCTCCTCCAAAAGTTGGGTTTAATAGCCTTTCCCCAGGGTTAGTTAAAAAAAAGTTTATTAAATTATATTTTATAGAGTCTTTAGTTTGATAATTTGACTTAAAAACAGCAGGACCATTAAAAGGAAGAGAAATACCAACAGCAGCACTGTTGTTTAAATCTATAGGGAATATTTGCTGTTGTCCAAAAGCCATTATTTAGTATTTAATAAATTCATAATTTGATCCATTCCAACTTCCCCATTAGGAAGACTCCCATTTATAGAATCAGCCATAGGTGATGGGTTAAATTTAGGAGTAACATCTTTAC